TGGTAGTTTATTGTTCCTGCATTTGATGCAACAACTACGACTTCTGTTTGTGATGCAAGTCTAAAGAACACTATCCTACCAGTTCTTAAATTAGAATCTGGCACATCAGTCATATACAAAGTGTCATCTAAACCATTTACTTTGAATCCTGAAGATTTAATATTAAATCCATTACGATCCTTAATGTGAAACTCATTACCGAAACATATTTCATAATCTGCAAATTGATTAATAAGTGGGAACAAGTCCCTCCTCATTCTCACTTTAGTAATATTTGAAGTGATAGCATTACTACTATCATCGATTATTTTTAAGAACTTACTATATTTAAATCTTGCACCATATCTATTAAGTTCACTAGAGTCGGCATATTTTGTTATATTCTGACTCACGGTTGTTCTTACAATTTCTCCAGAAGTAACTAAGTTACTGTTATAGTAAATTGTCGAATCAAATTCAACATAGAGATATTTTAAATCTACAATTTCCGGAACAATACCAGCAACACTATACTTCCGCAAAAGTCTTACTAGGTTATCTTTTACCTGACTTGATACGAATGGTCCATTAAATGGTTTTATACTAATAAAAACTCTACCATATCTTGGTGGATTGAGATCTTCTCCACCATAAACGGAGATTGATTCTGTTTCTGGATATAATCTTGGGATTATAGACTCATAATCATTTGCAGTTACTGCTCTGTTTTGTGCCGCATATATTCTTGGAGCATATTTTTTAATTGATTCTACCGATTCAATCTCCTTTCCACTCCTTGATACTAAATTAGTCGTTACTAAAGATATTCCATCACTAATGACTCTTCCATTATTATCCAGAAGTCTTCCAGCAAATCTAAAGTCACTTACACCATTACCAGACTCACCGCTGGTAATTAAATAAGAAACGTCAATATAATTTAAGTTATCTAATTTTTTACCAAATACGCCGTCACCAAATATTAACTCATATCTTTCATCTTCAATCTCTTGTATAAAGAAAACTCTAGAATCTGCAGTCACATTCAGGATACTATCCGAAAAAGCAAAGTTTCTTGTAACGGAACTAGATTCAGTATTTCTAACAATAACAGAAATTGTCGATGTATCTATATTTGAATTTTCTAAAATATACTTCTGATTTGGATTATTGGAATTTACAGTAAAATTAGCAGTTACTAATGAACCCTCATAAACATCAATATTATCAAATAAAGCAATTCCATTTACAACAGGAACTGTAATATCATCTTTGATTGCAAAGGAAAAATTTGTATCACCAAATGAAGAGTTTGATAAGCAGACTGTACCTTTTTTTAAAGTTATTGTAATTGGATTTGTACTAAAAGTACTTGTATCTACGAAGAAAGATACATTTGCTTTTGCAGCAGTTCTTGAACGTGGTACATATCCAATATTACGTGCTAGAGAAACAACATTTTCTCTCAGTGTTGCACTATCAATAAAAACTTCATTACTAACAAAGTTAGCATTATAAGAAGAAATATATGTGTTATACGCTAATAAATCTATGATCGTGGAGAGATTAGACCCTTCAAAATCATAGTCTGTAAAATTTGAATTTGATCTCAAGTACTCTTTTAAAGATACTTTTATCTGATCAAAGTCTAGATTTGTAAAATTTACTAGGGTCATTTATCTTGTTGGTTGTAATGCAAATGATAATTGCTGAGGAAGAACATCGATCCCAATAATTTTATATTGTATTGTAACCGCAAATTCATTTTCATCATAATTTGGACTTACTGTCAAATCTGTTACTTCAATTCTAGGTTCATATGTATTTAAAGTGAAAGATATTTCATCTTTTATAATTGATGCTGTCATTTCATCAATATTTTCAAATAAAAGTTTTGAGACTTTGGTACCAAAACTTGAATTAAAAAATCTTTCCCCCTGAGAAGTAAGCACAAGATTTTTTACTGACCTTGCAATAGCAGTCTCATTCTTTATTCCAATCAAATCCCGATTTAGAGGATTTGATTGGAATGTCATACTTATATCTTTAAAATCTCTACTTATCCTCTCTAGAGGCATATTTTGCAGGCAAATATACTTTATTTAGAGTGGTTTCGTCTCATAAAGTGGTTCTGTACCATACTCCCAGTCATCATAATCATCATCATTACGAATTTTTGAGTGAAGTTCATTTTGAATCACAAAATCGTGCTTTTTGGGGGTCAAATCATCATTGGAAATCTCTCTAAGCATCTTTTGACGCTCAATTTTTTCTTCCCACCCATACTCACTTGATAAAAATTCCGTTCCCCACTCATTTTTCATAAAATTTTGGTCTTTATCGACTTTTTTGGTCATTTTTTGCTCCTGATTTGTTAGATCAGAACTTTTTACGGGGTTGCTATCCCGTTAATTAATGTAAAAACCTTCTCTTAAGTAGTCTTCGTCTTCTATAAAGGTAAAATTTTCAATATTTTCTATTTTTTCTCCTTTCCAAACTGGAATTGCAACCGTATTTCCGTATCTAAAATCAGGATTTCTCCTAAAATGCACTTCAATTAGGTGATTATCTATAAATTCGCAGTTGATCCACTCATAATTCCCTTTAATCCTATTTAAGATGTTTGGAAATTTCATTTCTTTATCAATTTTAACCCACTTTTTCCATTTATAAAATGGATCTTCAGGATTCCTTTCCCCTCTTACCACTAAATTTGGTTCTTTATGTTGAAAATCAACACTTATATGCTCACCTTTAAATATTTCACACCAGAATTCAGCTGGATGTAAATGATCTGTAGAGTCTTCAATCCATTCTACACGCGAAAATCGTCCCATACCAAGTAGATTAATACTTGGTCGGACGATATAGTAACCTGAATATGGAACAGGCACCCCTGTAGGTCCACAGAGATGCCCGAGAAGATGATTTAAGAATAACTTATTATATACCCACAGATCTTCATTATGAATTTGATTCCATTCTTCTGAAGAATCTAATAAGTACATACTATTTTTTTTACTATTTAACCTTTACCTTGCCCACGATACTTTTTCTTACGTCCATTACGAGACGTTGGACTTAGTAATGTACGAGGAGAGCGTCCCTGACGAGTTTTCTTCGGGGCTCCAGGTTCAAAGATTGTTTTATTCAGTGCCATAAGGAATTTCCTCCAGTTCAATTAAATTAGGATCAATATTATCTCCCGAGCAAAACCGCTCCGAAAGATCTTGTAAGACCTCACTACAAGACTCTAGAGTGAGGTTCTGATAAAGTCTACGACCTTTGTATAAGATATCGTAGTGTTTCTCTGTCATCAGATTACGCGAGTTTTTTCGTGACCTACACGAATACGAGGGTCACACCAGATATCAAAGCCTTCTTCTTTAGCATCAAGACAGAATGAGACATCTTCACCACACATATCTTGCACTGCACCAGACTCAAAGACTTGCATCTTCGGAGCAAACCAAGGGTATTCAAGATTCTCAAAGACACCCTTCTTAATGAGCACCCATCCAAAACCTGTGTAATCTACAGTGAATGGCTTACGACGCTTGCTGATCGAATCCACAGTTTCGTGGTTCATTACTCCACCATTTTTGCGGAAGTCATCTTCTTCCAACCAGTGCGCTACTGAAGTCGTGTGCCCATCTTCTGTTGCGTACCACCCAGCAACAATCTCCTTCTCTTCCCCCTCTTCATTCAGAGCAAGATCACAGAGTTGCCAGAACTTTTCTGTGGTAAAGACAATATCCGAGTCAATCCAAAGTTGATAATCATATTGCAACTTCCCATCCCAAGGAATTTGCTTTGGTCCACGAAGTACATTTGCACCTAATACTTTACAACGTGCAAAGTTAACCATTGATGAGTAATCCTGAGAAATTTGAATACTCATTCCATTTTGTACCATATCAAAGCACAATTGTACAAATGCCTTTAGAAAAATAAAAGAGCATCCACGTCCAGGTAAACAAAATACAATACTCTTACCTCGCATTCTTTCTTTAATAGCATCATAATCCCATTCTTCAGTAGATGGTTTAGGTGCTGCAGCTTTTACTGTAAATCCTTTTGCCATAAGAAAATTAAACCTTCAGTTCAAATTTTATCAGTCTATATATGATTTGTCAATTCTCTCCTTCAAGATCAATGAGAAGAATTCAATACCATTTCTTTATTCACTAACAATTCCTCATAAGATAAATCATCCTTGGAAAATTTTACATCAATAAGTTCAACCATTTTATGCAACATCTCCCAGGTCTCAGTGAATTTCTCCTCTGATAAACTGTGATAAATGCATTCGCCCTTTGCGTATATGTGATAAACCTTTTCAGTCATAAAAAATATTCCGGAATTTTTTTAGTAACTTTTTATTTCGTTACCGCATTATATATCAGAACAATCAGAAATCCAAGAGGTACTCCAAGTATCGTAAAGCATTGTCGTGGATACCTAATTAACCATCCAGCAAAAACAACCTTCCAAAAGTTCCAATAAGGTCTACTTCTTCTTGCCACCTTTCTTTACCGTTCTTTTATCAGGGCGGGAATAGTTGCCCCTATGAATCCATTTGGCCATGGTTGGTTCTCTGTTTGTTACTTGTATATTATAAGGGTATTCTTGGTCCTCGGTGGACTTATGTGTGCCAGGTTCTGAAGTGGTTTTTATGGTCCGGAAAAATTTTATGAGTCTGATACTTAGAGGTCGAATTGTCACCTCTGTAGGTTAGGGTAGTTTGCTTTTTTATATACGGGGCGCTTAAGAACACGCTACGCCGCGCGGCGACCATAAGAAAACCGCACCAAACACTGCCGATACGCATACGCATAAGAGTCTAACATAAAGGGCACAGAGTGTCAAACCCCGTGCCCCTAAGTTATCAGAACTCTACTACATCTGCAGTGGGTTCGTTATCATAACCCTCCGAAACATTCTCAGAGGTCAGTGTATCCAGAATCTTCATAAGATCGCTGCCGTTGTTAGCACGCTTCAGAAGATCGATCATCACTTGCTTGGACATTTGTGTTGTTGAATGTAAGAAACTGTGAGGTGCCTAGTTTATACTCATGCGACAGGAGTGAGTGTTATCAGGCAGTGATATCTTCAGGGAGAAGATTAACAACTGCTTGGACACCAGCGATATGCAAAGTGGTGACGAATTGCATTGCTTGATTGATAGTGGGGAACTCTACAGTACGCTCCACATTGTCTTGTACGTTAGTGAAGGTGACGGTGCGTGATTGAGTCATGAGAGTGTTAGTAACGAATGATGTGGTTGACGTAATTTAGACCCCAAGAGTAAGCATCATCAGGATCCTTCAATGTTTGCTTGACGGAATACTTAAAACCGTCTTCGGTTTCTCTCTGAAAGACCCATACATTCCACCTACCAGACTTTGCTTGTTGAACGAAGAATGCGCGGGTCTCAGTGTTAGAAACGAACATGGAGTGAGTGATACTTAAGGTCAGAAA